CAAAGAACCGAGAAGAAATGTGATCCTATACAATTCTAAAGATGATAGATCAACGGTATCATATGCTAGGTATCTGTTATCAGTAGAAATTGGGAATTTCATTGATGATGAGCTAGTAGTCGATCACATAAACGGAGATAAGTTAGATGACAGGATTGAAAATTTTCAAATCTTGACAGTCTATCAAAATAACTTGAAAGGAATTTTGTAGAATAGAAAATCGAAATAGATGGTCGAGATCCAATGTGGCGTATGTGATGCAATTTTCTCTAAAAGTAGAAACAATACACACCTTGTGATAAAGACAAAGAAAAGTGACTACTGTTCAAGAAGATGTGCTAGGACATCAAGCAATGGTATGCACGAAGAAAGTAAAGTTTTGAAAGAATATAGAATTTAACTAACGAGGATGTATCATGGATAATGAAGCACTGAAGCACGAATGGCTGGTCATTGACAACAGAGGTAAGGTTCTAGCAGGCAAGCCAACTGAACTCGATGCCACGACAGTCGCAAAGAAGTTCACACTTTCAGGTGGGCGTTCCTACTTCATCGCACAGAATAAGCTGAAGATCGGCAATGCTCGTATCACGATCTCTGACGAACTCTTCGTATGAAGCCAGAACTTTTTAGGGCAGTCCTCGGTAGCGAGGACTGCAAGGCCATTATCGATAGTCTAGAAACCAGTCAGCCAATTCTCAATGAAACCGGCAATAGTCGGTTCACAACATATCCGATACCACCCAGTCTTCGGAAGTCGGTCATCTCCCAGCTGCATACGCTGAGATATCTCTATCTTGATAACATAGGCATGTCTTATGTTTTCCCAGATGCTCCTATCATCGAACTCGCAAACATCAAAGTCTACGAACCCGGTGATTCAATGTACTGGCATGTTGATGCAGTGACAAAGGACACCATTGGAAGAGTTCTTGGATTCCTGTTCTATTTGAACGATGAATACACAGGCGGAGAAACGCAGTACCATGAACATGGCTACTTTCGTGGGGATGCTGGAGATTGTTTGGTGTTTTCGCCGACTTGGGAAAACCCGCATTGTGGTACAGAAGTGAAAACAGGTAAGAAGATCATCCTTACCTGCTATCTGAGGGTCAACTGACGGTCTTATCGCCGTCTCTTAGTCCTTCATACACTGCAAACGCAGCGATTGTACCTTGTACGATCTGTTCGATGTATTCCGGTGCAATCTGGTAACCCAGTAGACCAAGGGCGGCAATCAAGCCACGCTTGGTACTGGGTTGTTTCAACAGACGAAGGATTTCACTCGGCGTTAACCGACCCTTCAACTTCTACAGCAACACTTTCAACTTCTACATTTTTAGCTTCCTCTGGTACAGGCACGACATCTCTCAATGTCTTGATATATGCCTGCTTGATGATCTCAATATGCTCAAGACGAACCTGTAGGTTCACCTCTTCAGTATTTAGAGATTGAAGCTGTTCTACGCAGTGCTTTGCCAGCGGTGAAAGGTCTTCGATCTTGTGAATTACGCCATCAATGTTAAGTTCCATCATCTTTGCTCCAGTTCAGTGATTCGAGCTTCCAGTGCACTATTGCGTTCGGTAAGCTCTTGGATTGATTTTATCAGTAAAGGGATGAAAACGGAATACTTCACGGACTTTGTTTTAGTCCCAGAAGCTCGCTGTACTTCTCTTTCCTCTACTTCTATATAATCCTCTTCGTAAAGGGCACCTTCGCTATCCTGCACGAGTCTAGTCTTTGGAATTTCTGTGGTTTCGATGACGGTTTCGATGTCGTCTGTTTCTTCAATCAGGCTTGGGAAAATTTCTTCAAGCTCTTGAGCGATCACACCAACCAACTTGTTCTGAGCTGGATCTGCTTTCAGAGTATAGTTGACGATCCTGACTTGATTCAGCTTGTCAAGCTTGCTTGAGACATCATTGATGTTTTCCTTCAGCTTCAAGTCGGAAATAGCACCATACGAGTTGTTCGTGTTGGCAACATTACCATTAGCAGATACACGGTAGACAGCTGCACCGCCAGTGAACCCGATGTACAGGTTTCCGGTAGCGCCAGTGGCAAGGTTAGAGTAGATGTTGTTTACGGCAGATCCAGTGTTGGTGTTCTTTACCATCAGAGATGTTGTGTTTGCAGAAGACCCGAACTCGTGGAATGTCCCAGCAACATCTTCAAATGCACCAGATGCCGAAGCTTTCAAGTAGCCTGCATTGAGCATGCGCATGCGTTCAACTGAATTGCTGATGATGCTCAAGCTGTTGTCGGATCTTAGCTTTCTGATGCTCGTGACATTGGCACCTGACAGGCTGAGATCGATACCTGCATCTGCTGATGCACCTGAGTTCAGGAACAATGCCTGCGATGCGGAATTGTCGAGTCTGACTTGGATCTTGTGGTTAGAATCTACCACACTTCCGATCATCAGGTTACCGGAAGTGATTGCGAATCTTGCCAGTTCAGTCGATGCGGTGGCAAACGCCAGTGCACCGCTAGTAGAGCGGATGGTAGAAACTGTATCGTCGCGGGTTGCGTTTGTGGAACCTTCCAGCTTATAACCAGCGAGAATATCAAGTCCAGAATCAACATTCAGAGAAAGGAAATATGCAGTCGTGCCGTTGGCAGTACCACCCTTCACTCTGAACTTACCCTATGTCGATTCAAGAGTTTCACCGATGAGCACATTGTTGTTCGGAGTCAGGCGGATGACATCAGTACCTTCTCGTCTTATCGCAAGTGCACCTGTTCCAGCATCAGAGAAAGCATTGATAGCAACCAAGCCAGCTTCAGTATTGACTCGCAATTCGTTTGAGTTTGTGCTCGATCTCAGCGAGAGCAAAGAACCATTACCAACCAATTGAAGCTTGTAGTTGTTGCTCGTGACCGAATTCAGCAGGTAATCGCCAGTGGTATTGACATATATTCGAGGTACGCCATCGCCATCTGAAATGACAATGTTGTTGCTTGCAGCTATCAAATTGAGTGAGTTTTGGTTACCACTGTAGGCACCGATGAAAGTATTCTTTGTACCAGTTGTCAGGAGTGATCCAGAAGATGCGCCTAGTAGGGTATTACCAGATCCAGTTGTAATGGCACCGGCAGCATTACCCAATGCCGTGTTCGAGGAACCGGTCACGACAGATGCAAGGGAACCAACACCAACAGCCGTATTTGCAGTGCCAGTTGTCATAGCAGCAAGTGCATTCTTACCGATAGCCAGAGTGTCTGAGACGGTCGTAGCTGCACGCAGAGATCCAACCCCTATGGCGGTATTCCCAGAACCAGAAGTAAGCGCCAGCAGCGTCTGGTAGCCGACAGCGGTGTTATCAGCGGATGTGGTTGCAACCAGCATCGAATCTTTACCGATAGCAGTGTTATTGGAACCAATAGAGACGGCAATCATCGCTCTACTACCGACAGCGGTGTTCTGGTTACCAGACTGGTTTGCTTTCAGTGAATCACTGCCAAAAGCGGTGTTATTGTTACCTGTCGTGTTGACGCTCAGTGCAGTTCTACCGACAGCAGTGTTCGTTGCTATGTTTCCGGCACCCGTACCGATATTGAGTACGCTTACTTTGATGTCAGAAGTGACTTCAAGCGCAACGGTAGGTGACAATGTACCGATACCAACTTTACCATCATTTCGGATAACAAATGGGGTAGCGTCTGGATTTGTTGAGTCTTCTGCTAGGAATACATGTCCGGTACCAACCTGCGTAATCCTGATAGCAGGATTTGCGTCATTGACACTGACAACTCGTTCGATTTTATCGACATTCAAGTTGTTGAAGTTTGCATCTGCCTCGGCAGCAGTGATAGGAGAACCTTTTACAGTTCTTAGGATGATGATAGACATGGAAACCTCATAGACACAGTTATAGCTTATTTATCTATCTGGATCATGCCTAGTATGGTTTCTAGCCTTGCAATACGAGCTTCCATTACCTACATTCTTGCTTCCATCGATAGCTTTTCTTGCTTCCGTTGCATGAATGCTTTGAATCCTTCGGTATCCACATTCACGACAGCATTTGACAAGGGATCTCTTTCGAGAACCCCTTCAAATCCATTTACTGTCTGTTTGCTCACGATCAGAACTTGTTGTTGACAATCGAGCGGAAGTTCTTGATACGCGGAACTTTAGCACGGTTGTCGCTCAAGAGAACGATCTTGACCTGTGAAACATAGAACTCTGCAAGCGGAGTATCACCTGTCGAGAACTTTGTTTCTCTGAACAATGTCGGGTCATCTGTGTTCACCAGATTGTCACCGATGCTCAGTGGCATTTCTTTCCAGATGCCAGAAACGCTTGACTGTCCTGTTCTGTAGTAAACTTTCACTGATGAACCGGATGGTAGGTTCAGATCCAAGAACACATCGATGTTGTTTGATGGGTTCACAACAGTGATCGGGCGCTGCACATATCTTGCAGTAGCGCCGAACTGCTTGCCGTTGAACACATCACCAAAGTTGTTGATGATGTTTTTCTGAACGACCAGCGTAACTCTGTCTTTGTCGAAGATCGGAGACAGGTTGTTCTTTGTCGAGCGCAGTGAAACATTCAAACCGGCAGATGAGTCACCTGAAGTCAGGATCAGCTTCTGCGATGGCTGTGTCATTTCCACATTCGGCAGGATGCTTTCGAAGCTACCGATTGCATTCGTCTGGAACGATCTGGTACGGTATTCGTAGTTGATCGATGTACCTGAAAGAACAACAGCATCCGACAGCAGACGAAGTGTAGAGAAATCGATGTATCGATTTGCCTTGTTACCTTCACCACCATTACGACCTGTCGATGTAGCACTGGTCGCCAATGTCACAACATAGCTACCGAAGCCGGGATCGATCAGCACGGTGACATTACCAGAGGTAGTTGTCGAAACCGGTGATGTCACCGTGAAGTTAGCATCAGTAACTGCGGTGATTGTATAATCACCGTCAATTGCAGTGCCTGTGGTGAAATCAAGCGTGACAACATCACCGACAGTAAAATCAGTGTTTGCAATCGTTACAGTGATGGTCGTACCAGTCTGACTGTATGTCGTGTTTGCACGAATCGGTGTATCGACTTCAGTGATCAGCAAACCAGTAGCGTTGAAGGCACCTACCGTATAGATGTTCTGTGCAGCAACACCATTGTACGAGATCTGAGCAACATTAGATGCGGTCACCGTTGGGTTATACAACTTCACGCGATCACCGACTTTGAAACCATGACCGAAATCGTACACTCTCATGCTGGTTGAACCAGATGTGAAGCTGAATGGGTTTGTATCCAACAGCGTAGTGTATTCATCGGAGTCAGTAAAGGATTCAGATGTTGGTAGAACATTCGACAGTGACAGTGAACCCTGTGAACCGAACTGACAACGATTGATCTTGAACTTCATATCCATCAGTTGTTCAGCTGTCCATGTGGTATTGTTCTGAGACAGGAACAGTGAACCGAGGTACGGTTGTTTGCTGATTTCCTGACCAGAGTTAGGAACAGTTTCGCCTGCGATAACAGCTTTCTGTCCAAGCTTTGATGCCCAGATGTTTATCGTTTCCGATTTCGAAACCAGCACGAAGCAGTATTCGCTATCACCTTCCAAGAAAACCGGTGACGGGAATGTGAATCTAGTAGCAAGCGAAGCGTCTTTCGATCCAGTGATACCAGATGCAGGAACAGTCACTTTACCATTGTGCGGAATATCTGGACCGGGGTAACCGTTGACCATGTTGCGAATTTCAAGTCGAACGGACTCTGTGTTCGTTGCAGGGCTGATGCCGGGTCCGAAGTATACATCAATCGAAGAGATAAAGATACCATCATCGAACTGATCTTCCTTCACAAAGAAAGACTGAGCAAGGGGATCGTATACACGAATCGACTGCTGGCTTGTCTTTGTGTTAACGAAGGTGTTGGTAGTCGTTACAAGCGTGCCAGCTGCCTCGTAGAAGCAATCAGCCACTGTACCGTCATACTGTTCGTTGTTTCCACCGACATCGGTAACCACGACATGGCGCTTTCCTGTCAAGAACTTGATCGTGTCATTGTTCGGGATGCGGAACACACCTGAGATCGAACCACCACCTGATGTAACCAGTCCATTACCGATTGTCGCTTCGGTAATACCAGCATACGAGGTGATATCCTTTCCATCGAATTTCAAGAACACATTTGTCTGTGGCTTTAGTCCGTTTGCGGTGAAATTGATCAACTTACTGCGGATGTACGGGATAGCAGTAGAAGAAGTAGTTGTGCTGGCAAGCGTGGTGCTTGAGCTAACTGCTGTACCTGTAATCTGGTCAGGAGCACGCCTGATGCCAGCTTCGATCAAAGACTTTTCAAGTGCAGTAGCAACTTTACCTGTGTTGACATTTGTCCAGATTCCGTTGGTAACATCCCAAGTCGTGTAATTCAAGCGTCTATCGTAGCCAGATGTTGGCTTATCGAAAGTGTAACGCTGAGTGAACACGCCAGATGTATCTTGGAAAGTGTTGACAGTCTTGCCGTCAAACCAGATGTCTGTCGATGGGTTCAGGCTCATGTCACCGATGAAATCAGAAAGTGCGTATGGCTGGATTCTAATTGTCGTGGATGCCAGTGGCTGATTCACAAATGGAACTTCGCTGTACTGGAGCGTGTACACACCATCAGAATGTGCACGAAGACCGGAGTTTGTACTTACCTGCATGCTCACGCTGTAGGTTCTGTTTGCAGCTCTCAGTTCACCCTTGCTCATGTCGTAGCCGACATAGTGGTACGGGTCATTGATGTTAGCGGCAACCTGATTCTGGAAAGTGTCAACGAAGAAACCATTACGGTACTTGTTGAAATCCTGACGAGAGTTGATCGAATTTTCCAGCAGTGACAGTGATGTCGCATTTTCGACATCTTTCAGTCTGGTTGCGATGTTGGAAATATCCTTCATCGTGTATCGCTGATATTCCAACTTCGATACAGTCACATCACGCACATCAAATGTGTATGCTGGTAGATTGATGTTGTATAGCGAGATTGCGTCTACTGGCTCAATTGGCAGCTCTGGGGATACAGCCGGTACACCTTCCACAACTTGGAACTCACCGCGCTTTGTCAGTACAAGCTTGTCCATACGAGACAGGTAGAATTCTTCTGTCTGGATCAGAGGATCGTTTGGATAGAATGCGTTGGCACCGACGATTGGCATGCTTGTCGTCGTAGGTCTATCAAGACGGAAGTCAATTGATGAACCCAAGAAGTATGTCTTGTTCTGACTGTCAACATAGTCAGGGATCTTATCATAGCTGATGTTGGTGTACGAATCAACCGAGAAGTAATCACCTGTACCATGAGCGAAATACGAGAATGTGATCGTCACATTACCAGTAGGAGCAGCAAATCCATTTCTCAATTTCAGTGCACCGGGTGCGTAGAACTGATCACGCTGTCCGTTGTCTAGCGTGTAGAAATCCTTGATTTCCTGACCAGCAGCATTCTTTACGGAAAGCACTTTGAACACATCGGTGTTCGGCAGCGTGATAACAGCTTTTGATGCAGTTGTCAATGCCGGTGCGACGGTCAATGTCTTTGAACGCTTCACTGCATCTGTTTTATAGACTTGAGAGGTCACAATAGCTGCTATACCGTTATGACCTACACCAGTAAGGTTGGTTACATCAAGAGTAGCGGTCTTGTTTGCGTTTGACAGTGTTACTGACTGAGGGATGCCAGAAACATCAACTGAAGGGTGATCAACGAACACAGCAAAAGAAGAAGGGTCGGCATCGAAAGTTTCACCGGCAGTTTCTGTTGAGAAAGTGATCAGTGTCGGGCTTCCGCCACCGGCAGAAGTAGTGGTTAGGTTCTTCTCATAGTAACGAGAGAACAGCTGATGGATCGTTGACTTGGTGAAACCATTAGCAGCAGACCAGATCAGTGTAGACTCTTTCTGATTTGCGATGAAAGAAGTCTGATCAGCAGGAACAACCTTACCAGCAAATGGGTATGTGCCAGTGCCGAGAATATTGTCAACATTAGGGAACGCGTTAGTGCCAGTGAACACGACATCGATAACATCAAGACGGTAAACATTCTTGCTTACTGCCGTGATTGTTTTTACCGAATCGAACTTAAAGCCACGAACGAACGCTGTACCGATGACCGCGTTAGCAGCATTGCGAAGTTGCACATTCTGGAACAGAATAGGGTTCGCCAGATTCTGCGTAGCCGAAGCAGAGTAGACATAGAATGCCTGATTAAACTGGAGCTGTACCAGCTGATTTTGTAGGATCTGAGTAGTTCTTGCCTTGTTCAAATCAAGGAAAGTGTTACCGCGTGTGGCGACTTCAAATCCACGGACATACGCCTTGCCTTTGTCAAGAGTAACAGCAAGCTTGGCTTCTGATCCACCTTGAGCTGCCGTGTAAAGACCAGCATTTTCGCCATAACGAATTGTCACATTACCAGAAGTCGTCTTCGAATCTCTAGCAGTAACAGTGTACTTGTTCAGTGGATCGATGGCATCAACGGCAGTGACGATATAGCTGTTGTCAGTCGATGTACCAGAGGTAAAATCATGGTATGCAGTGTCGCCGATAGAAAGACCATGAGCAGTCACGGTCACAGTAATCGTGTTAGCTGACTGGGAGTAGGTACCAGTCTTGATAACCTGACCGTTCAAATGCTCATTGAGCTGGATGGCGAAGTTATCTACGATGTAGTCACCAGACTCGTCGAATGTACGGCGTGCAAGTGTCTGTTCAAGAACTGAGATGTCACCATCTTGTCTTGGCTTGAGCTGGATCGAACCATTTTTGACGATAGCCAGCTCGTAGTAATTCTGGATGTCAGTCGTGGCATCTGGAACATCGACTGTTTCCGAGTTAACAACACTGTTCAGGATACCAGCTTCCAGATCGGCCTTCGTGGTCAAGATTGCCTGCACGCGGTAGCGATATGCACCGGGTGCCGATTCGTTTGGACTACCAATCGCGTTATCGAACAGAGAAGCATCTTCTTCCGGTGTTACGACAGATTCGTAGATGTTGAACCCTACCGATACTTCGGTGTTCTCTGGGGTGTTACTGAACTTGTTGACGATTGCGAACTGCTTCGGTACATGGACAAACTGGCCGTTGAAGTAGTAGATACCTTCGTTGACAGAGAATCCGAGAGCTTTTCCATTAGCAGCGACAGTGATGATTTCATTGGCCTGATTGACATCTGCAAAGATCAATGTCAGTGTCTGGGCTGGCTGGAATTCTGGCTGTCCTGAATTCGAGTCTGATGACTTGTAGCTAACATAGAGCACATTCGGATCGGTAGCTGTCTTCTTAGAAACTGCGATGACAGTTGCTTCTAGAACAGTAGCACCAAGCACGATACGACGGATAGTAGCACCGAGGTAGTTCTGGATCTCGTTCGTCAGGTTGGTGACAGTGATGTACGAAATCTTGTCTACCAAAGAGGTTTCACCGTTGGCAACACGGGCACCGTTGCGGAACGAGAACGAAGATGAATTTGCAATCTGATTTTGCAGGATAGTCTGCATCTGGTTCAGTTCGCGCACCTGCACTGGGATCGAAGGACGGAAGAGAACTCGTTGGAAGTTCTTCTTCTCATCGAAGTCATCGAAGTGCGGTGTGGTGTTGAAGGCTTTGATATCACTCATTAACGGAATCCTGTCTTGCGCGGTGTTTCGTTTATTTAACCACTGTATCTGAACCGCTTTATATGTTACCTGTATTCAGGAGGTAACTATCTATTCTAAACTTCTTCAAAATATGCAGCTTTATGTATGCCATTTTACTATCCTATTATGGGAAGAATGCTACACCCTATGCTAGACCAGTTGGGATTGTTTCTGGGGTTGCCAACTTCGTAAATGTATCACCTGATCTCTTGTAAATGGTAATAAAAGGCGTAGTAGAATGAACTACACCAAGATAAAGACCATCTGATGAAAATGAAACTCCCTATCCACCGCTTTCAGGCAGTGTAGCTGGATCAGCCAACTTCGTAAATGTATCACCTGATCTCTTGTAAATGGTAACAAAAGGCGTAGTAGAATGAACTACAGCAAGATAAAGACCATCTGATGAAAATGATGTCCCAAATCCAGAAGAAGTCGGCAATGTAGCTGGATCAGCCAGCTTGGTAAATGTATCACCTGACTTCTTGTAAATGGTAACAAATGGAGTGACACCCTATCCAACTAGTAAATAAGAAGAATCCTAAGAGAAATTACACGAATACCCAACATCAGTCGGTAATGTTGCTGGGTCTGTTAACTTTGTAAATGTATCTCCAGATCTTTTATAGATCGTGATACAGGGTGATGTGCCGTGAGAAACGGCTAGATATGCATCATCAGAGGAAAAAGAACAGCTCGTGCCTTCACCCGTCGGTAATGTAGATGGGTTTGCCAACTTAGTAAAGGTATCACCCGATCTCTTGTAGATCGTTACATACGGACTGGTTGCATGACCAACTGCTAAATATGTATTATCAGAAGAAAATTTCGCGCCGCGACATTGACCGGGCGGTAATGTTGCTGGGTTTGTTAACTTTGTAAATGTATCTCCAGATCTTTTATAGATTGTTATAAATGGTGTAGCAGTATGCGAAATTGCCAAATATACACCGTCTGATGAGAATGTAGAATCTACAGCAATTCCTGTTGGCAATGTAGATGGGTTTGCACTTTTTGTAAACCTGTCAATATCTTGGTTGTATATACTTATAAATGGAGAGTTTGCATGAGCTATAACCATCTGCTTCTCTTGACTAAACTGAGATGCAATAGCCTGCTGTAAAATTCCCTTGTTCAACTTATCAAAAGTGACAGACCCATCAGCAAGAACATCTCCACTAATCTGCCCAGTAACTGCTGGGTTTTGTCTTAGCGGGATTTCTCCGATATAAGAATCATTTGATGACATTATTCACCGCCTTCAATAAATCCGCGAACTTCTTCCAATTCAACTCTTGTTGTTGCGCTATTTACCTTCTTTTCAAACACATGCCATTCACCAATCAGTTGAGCTGAAACTGTAGCAAATTGGGCTGATTTGCCTAGAATTTTTTGGCAAAGCACTTCTACTGTTTCATTTCTGATAAATGCAAGCGTATCAAGCATAGCAGAAGATGTGCCGTTGCTGATAAAACTCTTAGCATCTGCTTCTTGTTTAGCCCATGAAAGCATTTCCAATTGTGGTATGCTATTGACTAGTGCTTCCAACTTAGAATTCGTTAGTTCTTTCCCGCGAGAAAGCATTTCTCTCTTGACAAATTCGAGAGTCTTTTCTTCGATAATATAAGTAACGACCGCTGTAGATGTAACATAATCCAGAACAGCAGTCGGGTAGAGACGATCCTCGAACAGTGGGTCATATGATTCATTTTGCACAGTGCATGGATACCAGCCAAGTGCTAGTCTCTGCTCTTCTGAAAGAAGATGGAAGTCTTGAACATCTTTGAATCTAGATCTTAGGTTTGATGGGCCTTCTAGAAAAATACCATTTTCGTCAAATACTGCATACATTAGAATTTACCTATTCTGTAAAATTTTATTTAGGGAACCAAGCTACGCTAAGGGCAGCATTAGTCGGTAAAGATATCGGGTTGACTAACTTTGTAAAGGTATCTCCCGATCTCTTGTATATTTGAATATATGGTGTCTGATCAGATGCAATTGCAAGGTATCTATCATCCGAAGAAAACCTGCACTTCCTAGGTACATTTGTCGGAGCAACATCTAAGTCATTTATCTTATCGAATACATCTCCATTCCTTTTATAAATTATACAATATGGTGAGGTGGTGCCATATGTTGATACTAAGTAATCACCATTATTAGAAAAGCAACTATTGCCAGTCGTAGGTGGTAATATAGCTGGATCTGGAAGTTTTGTAAATGTATCACCACTTCTTTTGTATATGTATAACCACGGAGGATTATTAGTAGTTAGAGAGAAATAATCGCCATTAGTAGAAAATGAACAACCACCTGCAACATTTGAAGGTATAATATCAGGAGTTGAAAGTCTAGTGAATACATCGCCAGACCTCTTGTAAATCTATACACTTGGGTTGCCATTATTAACTACACCGAGATATACTCCATCTGATGAAAAAACGCACTCATTTACCTACTAGGGTGGCATAACAGCTGGATCAGCCAGCTTTGTAAAGGTATCACCTGATCTTTTGTATATAACTAGCGTGTTTGGCTCACCTGCTCCTGTTGCTAGGTAAGAACCTGTATTATCAAATGAACAACCATTTACTTGAATAGATGGAAATACTGCTGGGTTCGCCAGCTTGGTAAAGGTATCTCCCGATCTCTTGTATATTATCAAATTCTATGCTGCATTGTAACCAACTGCTAGGTATACGCCATCAGAAGAAAAGTCCATACTATAAGCGTGAAATGTTGGCAAGTTCGCAGGATTTGGGACTTTGCTGAATGTATCAACATCTTGATTGTAAATTGTCACGAATGGTGATGTGGCATGCCCAACAGCCAAATAACTATCAACATCAAACATCTCCTCCTGAGATGTGAGGTTAAATGAATACGGTGAGATAGATCCATCATCAATCTGAGATGCTGGGATGCTGCTAGCAGGTATATTTTCTGCAATAACAGAAGCTTTACTTTTATTTCCAATATAAGCCATTCAAATTCTCAATATGTTTTTGTAAAATCAATTTCGAACCCAGCTCCAGTCGGCAATGTTGCTGGGTTCGCAAGCTTAGTGAATATATCACCTGAACGACTGTATATAGTAACAAACGGTGTGTTGTTATGCGCGACGGCAAGATAATTTCCGTCTGGTGAAAATAAGCAACTATTCCCCGTCGAAGCAGGCAGAGTAGCTGGGTTTGCTAACTTTGTAAAGGTATCACCTGACCGCTTGTAGATCGTGATGAATGGAGTTGTAGCATGAGAAACAGCAAGATATACAGTGTCGGTTGAAAACGAAATGCCTTCTGAAAGACCAGTGGGTAATGTTGCTGGGTTTGCTAGAACAGTAAATGTATCTCCAGATCTCTTGTATACATACACAAATGGAGTTGCTTCAAATGCGACTGCGAGGTAAAGACCATCTGACGAGAATGATGTTGCTCTACCTATGCCAGTTGGCAATGTCGCTGGATCTGCAAGTTTCGTGAATGTATCACCTGATCTTTTGTAGATGGTGATGAACGGTGTGGTATTCTGTGGTACAGCAAGATACACCCCATCTTTCGAAAACGAGGCATCGTAAGCCGTACCAGTCGGCAATGTTGCTGGGTTAGCCAGCTTGGTAAAGACATCACCTGACCTTTTGTAAATCGTGATGAACGGTGTCGTAGCATGGGTTACTGTCAGGTAATTCATGTCATCTGAAAAACAGCAACCACTACCTACGCCAGTTGGTAGAACATCTGGTGCTGGCAACTTTGATAGAGTCTCACCTGATCTCTTGTATACAGTTATGAACGGCGATAATGTGGAAGCGACGGCTAAGTATCTGCCATCCTTAGAGAACGAGCACCCTCTACCATCACCTACTACAGCAGAAGCTGGGTTAGGTATCTTATTGAAGGTATCTACATCTTGACCATACACTGTAATCACAGGTTGTGTGGTATGTGCCACTACCATCAACGGGAATAGCTTATTACGGAAATTCAAAACATCATTGCGAATGCCAGCCGCCAACTTCGTATTCGGAATACTTTCTACCGCAATATCACCAAGCGGTAATGTGCCAAGATCTGTCGCAAAAGTCTCGTCGCCGAGTTTAGTCTGAACCAAACTCGCTCCGTCTTTTGGAATGTATGAACTTCCAGTCATATCAAATCAACCTATTAGGTAATTTCAAGCACAGACATAACAACATCGACACCGGACGCGACCGAAGCTGTGACCTGAACCGAGTCACCACTTTGCAGTACCAGCTTCTGATCACCGCCGATAACCACGAGTGAAGACCCAACTGGGATAGGAGCAGTCTTCACAAGACTTGTCAAGTTTGTGCCATCGGAATGGTTAACTGTGACTGTCAGCGGTGATGCTGTAATGTTTGAAACAGAGAGTCCGATAACCGTCACCTGTGTTGCAGCGGCTACAGTATAGCCACCAACCGTAACAGGTGTAGTTCCAATTGCCCTACTTGTTTTTCTCAAAAATGCGTTTGCCATGTTATATTATCCTAAAGCGATTGCGAGTGCTACGGCGGCATCAATGGCAGCGCGATTAGCAAATTCTGTGGTTGCTACTGTTGTGTTATTTACAGACGCTGCAACCGTAGGAGCCGTCAGCGAAGTCGAGAAAGAACCTGTAGTAGCACTTACCGTACCGCCAGACTGGTTAGTTGCTGTCGTAGCGGTAGTTGCTGTCGTTGCCGAGGTTGCTGTATTTGCGTTACCGTTCAAGCTGGCCGTGATCGTACCAGCTGAGAAGTTACCAGAAGCATCTCTTGATACAATCGCATTAGCTGAATTGGCCGAGGTTGCTGTAGTTGCAGTGTTTGCAACTTTACCAGTAGTAGTGATTGTTGCCAATTTCGTATCAACAATCCCAGCAGCAGCATTGATGTCGGCATTGACGATTGTCCCGTCAAGGATCATCGTGCTTGTCACTGTACCGGTATCACCGGAAGTGATCAGCGTACCCGAAGTCGCAGGTAGTGTCAGAGTCGTAGTACCAGCAACAGCAGTCGGTGTCAGCGTGATGGTACCTGAAGTAGCACCCGAGAATGCGAATACTCTACCTGCCTGTAGGTTTGTATTACCTCTTAGGTTTATAGTCGATGCTGCGGTTGCAAGTGGTCCAATATCTACAATTGTTGTAGAACCAGCAACCCCATTCGCACCGATGGTTACATTTTTTATCTTACCAGATGCCATCTGTGCAGCACCAATATCAATAAAATGAGTAGCTGGTACAGCAGTTGTTCCAAGAGGACCAAGATATAAAGAAGATACTTGCGCATTCGCAAAAATTGTGGTGATTGACGATGTGGTAGAAATATCGCCGCCGTTAACATCGATATCACCTACCAAAGTAATCGAATTTGCATCAAAATTACCGGAAGCATTTCTAGCAACAATTGCGTTGGCGGTGTTAGCTGATGTTGCAGTCGTGGCAGTATTAGCTACCTTACCAGCAGTTGCGATTGTAGCAAGCTTGGTATCAACGATACCAGCGGCAGCGTTGATGTCTGCGTTAACAATTGTCCCGTCAAGGATCATCGTGCTCGTTACGGTACCGGTATCACCTGAAGTGATCAGCGTGCCTGTTGTGGCAGGCAATGTGATCGTCGTGGTACCAGCAACAGAAGTCGGTGTCAGCGTGATGGTACCTGAAGTAGCACCCGGAAGTGCAACCGAAGAAATACCAGTCAGTGCTTGGTTAGCAGATGCACGGTTCAATGCAATTGCAGTTGTACCAACAAATGCAGTCGAGTTGCCAAGAACACCGGATGGGATTGTTCCAGTCAAGCCACCAGCAGTCAGTGATGTGACATTGAGAACCACATCACCAGAGCCATTGAAGGATACAGCGGCAGCGGCAGCATTACCAGTGATCGAGACGTTTCTGGCAGTCTGTAGTGTAGTAGCAGTTGACGCGTTACCTGTAAGAGCACCTTGAAATGTTGGAGCTGTTACAATCACGGGGAAAGATGTTTCCCCAGATGCGCCCAGAATAGTAGCGGTTCTGACTACAGTGGTAAATGTTTCACCAGTGTATTGCCTAAAGAACATAGGCTCAGTGCCATCATCTGATGTTGCAAATTCTACAAAACCAGCATTTGTTGCGGTGCCGCCTACGAGAATTCTAAACTGATCGTTATCCGCCATATTACCACGGACAAGTTCAGTAGAGTTGGTGCCAGTAACAGTAGCAACAGTAGCAGTAGCAGTAGACGCGTTGCCGTTCAAATTCGCACTAATAGTACCAGCTGCAAAGTTACCGGAAGCATCACGAGAAACGATTGTGTTTGATGTGTTTGCTGAAGTTGCGTTGCTGGTTACTGTGAATGTAGAGCCTTCACCAGTAGCTGATCCAGTCAAACCTACACCGGATACACTAGCCGTAGCAACATAGTTACCAGTCGTATCGGTGCCAAGAGCAACCGAGTCAGGCTGTACAGTAGCAGTGATCGTAATGTTGCTCGAACCATCAAATGAAGCGGAACCGGCAACATCGCCAGCAAGTGTGATCGTGCGAGGAGTTGTCAGCGTTGCAGCTGAACCTGTAATTCTTTGAACATCCAGTACGCCGACAGCGCCAGAGAACACTTCAGCTGTATTGACTGCATCTGGAATGAAAGTCATGAACCCCGTAGAGTCATCGAAACCGAAGAACCCTAGCTTGGCAGTAGTTCCATTGTGGTATCTGAATTCGATACCACGATCCTTGTTGTCATCGGTAGCAGGAGGAGTATCACCGCCAACCGTAAAGACTGGATCGTCAATAGTTACAGTTGTGCTATTGACAGTTGTGGTTGTACCGTTAACGACCAAGTTACCGCCGACAGTCACATTACCGGTTGTCAGGATATTTGGAATCGAAAACTGTCCAGTACCTGAGTTGTATTTCAAGTTGACATTTGTCTTGAGGTCTTCAAATCCAGTCTGAAGATCCACGAATGTTACGAACTTGTCACCAGCCGCAACATCCGAAATGATGTTGACATTGGTCGCATTAAGTGCCACACCAGTTAGGTTGGCTGTGATTGTACCAGCTGAGAAGTTACCAGTAGCATCGCGCAATACAATCGTGTTGGCGGTGTTTGCCGAAGTTGCATTGGAAGTGATTGTTGGGTTACCGGCAACGCCATCAGCATTAGTGATAGTCAGGCCAGATCCAGCAACTGCAAGTGTTCTGGCAACGAAAGAACCAAGACCTGTTCTAGTGATGATACCATTGACATTTGCAAGTTGAGCAATACCGCGAGTTTCCTGAGAAAGTGACTCGGAGAATACAAGGGCAGTTGTACCAAGGGTGATTGGGTTATTAGTAATCAATACCCATTGCGTATCAGAAAAGTTAGCACCTTCCATAACATGGACACGCGTACCACCGACAACCTTTGCAGAAGTATCAGCATCTACTCTACGCGTAGCAGGAACAGCTGATCCGTTGAAAACATAGATGCCGTTTTCACTGGCAGTCGTCTGGAACGGTGCCAAGAAACTTTCACCAACAGCTAGAGTAACCGAGTCGATAGCCGTGCCCGGTGCTGCGAGGTTGATGTTAACAGTAGCTGCTACGCGAACCGGATCTTTCCAGATTTGGCGGTAGTAGAAATCTCTGTTTACCAAATGATTCGGTGCAGATGGATTACTCGTAGCAGAGACATTAGCAAATGTAGGCGAACTTGTCGTCGCAATACTCTGTGGTAATGAGAGAACAGTTGCAGTACCTTCACCAGCAGCACCAGAAACCAGAACTTGATCAGCGGTGCCAGACACGGTTGCAACATAGTTACCAGTCGTGTCTGCGCCAAGGGCAACCGAGTTAGGCTGAATAGTTGCGACGATATCAGCATTGGCCGTACCATTGAAAGAAACGGAACCGGTGACATCACCAGACAAAGAGATCGTACGAGCTGTTTGTAAGGCCGTGGCAGTCGCTGCGTTGCCCGTAATGCTAATACCATAGGTACCAGTCAGCCTTGAAGCTGGAACGGTGCCAGAGGCAAGGTTATCGGCATTCAATCCTGTAATAGCGGAACCAGAGCCAGCAAGATTGGATGCAGTTAGAGTGCCGGTGCTGGGATTGAAAGTAAACTTTGTTGAAGTTGTCTTCAGTGGGTTCGTACCGTTGATCCCAGTTTGAAATACCGGATAGTACGAAGTGTTGGTAGCAGCATCTTCAGCAGTTGTGATGTTTGTTGCGTTCACTGCCGTGGTAGCAGTAGAGGCATTACCAAGTAGGCTGGCCGTGATCGTGCCAGCTGAGAAGTTACCAGTAGCATCACGCTTGACAAGCGTGTTTGCAGTATTGGCATTGGTACCAGCTTCTGCGATGTCTGCGCCAATTTTCAGGGAACTGAAATTGGCATCGACTTCTGAAATAGTTAGTGGTGCACCTTTAGCCTGCCGAAGTGTAATCGTCGCCATGAATCAAAACCCTAAAATTCTTTAGGGTATTTATCATCCGAAATTAACTGTGGTTTTTACGGCTACATTCTGCTGAGCTGAGAAGTTGAATGGAGCAAGATTGTCAAAGAAAATCAAACTACCAGAATACTTATCAATGCTAGGTTCGGCAATCGTATTGATCGTGAACGAGTATGTGACACCAGAAACCTGATACTAGAAGTTGTCAGTGATAGCAACTTCCATCTGATCAACCGGCAACACTAAAATGTTGCTACCATCAATCGCGACTACTCTTACACGCTTGCCATCTTGAGTTCTCGTGAGAATTTCATCTCTCAGTAAGTTGGTATTGCTGTAGTTAGTACCAAGCAAATAGCATGTGCTACCCAGTTGATCTTGGAACAACCGCATTTCCCCACCGAATTTCAATGGGCTTTTCATGATCGAAACTTGGCGATAGTCGTTGTTTACGGCAATGCCTTGGTTAGTCTCACTCGAAAATGTGCTGTAAAAAGACACTGCATCCGAGAAGAATTCGTTTACAGGTTCTGCACCGTGACCTTTTGGTGGTGCCAAAATTACACGAATCTCCGCACCAATACCAAACCCAATCGCATTGACCGTTGCGTACGAGTACCCAGATCCTTCGGAATCGAGAATTACTTTCGTGATAGTACCGTTAGACACTTCAGCGTGTGCAGATGCACCGGTACCGTCACCTAAAATTTCAATCGAGACACCTGAATCCCAACCAGATCCACCAGACTCGACAACGAAACCAGACAGAGCACCTGCAACTGCAAGTAGTTGATTGTTCAACTACGCGGTTATGTTCTTACCGGAATCTAGGATAGGCTCAACAATAGCTTTACCGTCACCGCCTGAAACCAGTAGCGTAGCGTAAGTGTAACCGACACCAGCATCGATAATACTGATCCCTGCTACTGCACCATTGACTACGACTGCCTGTACGATTGCTTCTGTCTTGAAAGCATCGACAATGATCTGAGAGTTGATGCCGTTTGCAATGTTCGGAGCCGAAATTGTAGCAGACGGAGGAAGATCATATCCATATGAATATGCGACATCACCAGATGCAGTTGCGCCGGTACCAACCCCATTGATCGTTACTGTGATGTTTCCATTGTAGTTGCTACCGCGTGCAGTCAATATGACAGCGACAACTGCACCGCCCTGAACAACTGCCGATGCTGTCGCGCCGGTACCGCCACCACCAGTGATGGTCACTGTAGTCGAAGCCTGAACATATCCAGATCCCGGAGTCAGTAATTTGACTTCGTTAACATATCCATTCAGTCTTACGGAAGTCACGACTCCTCGTTTTGCAATCCCAACCGCACGCGTAGCAAGATACTGGAGTGCAACAGTCCCGTTTGTCACGGTACCAGCTGTATGAGTCGGACCAGCAGAGTTGAAAGTACCTGAAGTGGTTGCTAGGTAGTATCGTTCACTGGTAACATCAGAAAACTTGTAAATTTGACCAGCCGATCCTGCACTAGACGCGACAAAAACGATATACGAATTTGGAAGCGGTGCACCTGAATCGAAAAGCGGATAAGGTTCTTGAATGGAAATAGTAGGATCAGTGGTGTAACCAGTGCCTTGGTTGCTGATCTATACAGCCTGAACGATACCATCGTCAATCGTTGTATTCGCGGTCGCGCCGGTACCGCCGCCACCAGTGATGGTCACTGAAGGAGCGAAGGTATATCCAAAGCCAGCATTGGTTAGGAACACAGAACCAAGCTTACCAGTATCAAAAATTCCAGTTGCAAGCGCCTGCGTTGCTGCATACTTCAGAGATGCAAATCCAGTGCCATAGTCAACAGTACCGGTAAAGTGAGTCGGAGGTGTCGATGATAGCGTTCCAGCACGCGTTACTTCATAGTAACCAGCACCATTTTTGACATACTGCCCAAGAATAACAGGTACACCGTTAGCGTATGAAATGAACGAAGCAAATGGAGCAGCAACAGTGACAGTAGGTGTTGTGGTGTAACCAGATCCACCATTTTCGACAGTCACATTGAAAACGCTGTATGGGTTGGCTTCTTGGAAGCCATCGCCTTGCACGAGAATGGAAGCGTTGTTACTGTAACCCGAACCGGATGACTTGATGTTGACAGATCCGATTGAACCACGGCGGAAGTAAACTTCGTCTAGTGGGTTGGCAACCGGAATGTAATCCTTCGTCATGAACTTTGTCCGTGCTGAAGGATTTACAGTGTAAATATATTTCCATGTATACCCATCACTTAGAGTGATCGGGCGCGAGTCAATACCGAATGGCTGGACAGTCGATGGCTGTCCAAGGTTATTGAAAATGCACTTGTACACATTGAAATTTGAGTTCATCGCATAGAAATCAGCCGATGCCAAGTTCTATGCGCCTGAAACTCCTACGGTGAACTTGTCATCATACATATCGTATGCTTTGCCAAATTCCCAATCAATTCTTCGGGCAACACGCCCGACATCGATGAAATCCACTTGTCTCGCCGTGATGATGTTGTCACGCACAAATCTTTCATAGCTTTCGCTGTCAGATTCGGCAGGTGGAATAGCATCGATTTCCCAAGGGGAAACCTTACCCAAGCAATAGTAGTACCGAGTTTGACCAGTACGGATTCGATCAACGAACGAATCGATAAACGCCGTTTTCAGACCATGCTTCAAAATAGCCATTTCTTATTCCTTGGGTAAGTTCGAGATTATTAGACGATGGATACAGTCCAAGTAATCGCGAGGCTATCGCCAGCAGCTTTTGTAACAAGACCGAAAGTTGTACGAGCAAGCATTACACCGGCACTGGCCGCGTTGAAAATGCCAGCTTCCTGCACTGAACCTGTACCTGTACCGGCAGGGAAAGTAGCAGTGAAAACAGCTGAGTTGGAGTTAGCAGCAACAGTACCGGCAGCACCAGTCAGACCGACACGACCAAGTTCCGAACCGAGTGTAGTATCAGCAGCAGCAGCAGCAGTCGCACTTGAACCGATAGCCATATGCGTCATCTGTGCAGGCGTGTTAGCAGTGGTACCAACCATACGCGATGCAATGAAATAACGACCAACCGTCACAACGAGGTTGTTAATTTCACGACTGTCCTTGACAATGCCATTCTCGTCAAAAAGAACAACTTTCAGCGAACCTTTGGCTTGGATATTATCTTTAATCATCTTCTTTACCTTTGAAGTTATTGGGTAGGATTGATTCCTACCGTATGTGATTTATTTAAGGGTGTATCAAGTGAAGACTTGTTCACCTTCCAGATATGTATATTCCCAATACCGCTACTGGACTTCGTTCCCGTCGGAAGCATCCCCGACAAAAAATGGAGATGCAGCTAACCCACCAGAGTCATTTGCACTGTTCGTGTCAGACAGACCCTTTTCAGGAACACGCACAAATGTGTCTGAAACCGATGTCGTGTCTTCCTTTGATGTCGAAAATGTCTTCGCCTGCGTATCTTGCATAGTAGGCGTATCATCGAGTGTTCTACCGGCAGACAATACAGATTCAGTAATCGCATCTTCTGTGTTGACCACATCAGATAAGCTTTTTGTAAAGGAGTTGACAGTTGAATCTGTCGTTGTATTGGTATCAGCCAGTGATTTCGTAGGTGTCTTTTCAACCATTTCACTGGCATTGAACGAATCGGCCAAGTCTGGTTTGGACACATCCTTGACATTGGTATCCGACAGTGCCTGCGTATCCTGAATTGGCTTGGACACATCCTTGATATTATCGTCCGACAATGCCTGTGTATCAGATAGTGGTTTGGACACATCCTTGGCCTGAATATCACTGGCATTGAACGAATCGGCCAAGTCTGGTTTGGACACATCCTTGATATTACCGTCAGCAGTCAGCTGATCATCTTGGATTGGTTTGGACACATCCTTGACATTGGCATCCGACAATGCCTGTGTATCAGATAGTGGTTTGGACACATCCTTGACATTGACATCCGATAATGCCTGTGTATCTGATAGTGGTTTGGACACATCCTTGACATTGACATCTGAAAGTTCCTGCAAATCAAGCAATTCTTTACTAAAATCCTTTACCATGATTTCAGCTGTGGCCTAATTGTCAAGGATTACCTTGAAGACATCCTTGACATTGGTATCCGACAATGCCTGAGTATCAGATAGTGGTTTGGACACATCCTTGGCCTGAATATCACTGGCATTGAACGAATCAGCAACATTGGGCTTGGTCAGCGTTTTCTGTACAATTTCCTGAGTAGTGAAAGTCTCTACGATCACCTTAATGAAGCTGAAGATCAACTGATCAGGAGCGAAGCCGACAGTATCAAACAGTGTCACATTCAAGATCGACAGTAGAGATGTCAGGTTCAGATCCAGTCTAGCAGCAATCGTGAA